GCACAATTTAAACTAAAAGTCCCAGCTGCTATAGTAGGCATTAAATGTATTGCGTATTTAAACGTCGATAACATTTTCATCCAATCTATCCATGTTAGTCGTGATAAATGATTTAAATCTGCTATATCACCTTCATTTTCACGTTTAGCATGGGATTCTTGTGTCCATATAGGAACATCAAAATCATTTGCAGCTATATAACCTTGAAAACCCCCATACCAACGTGCAAAATTACCACCTACAATAACTTTATCTTCAGGTTTTGGTGTTATATATTTAATTAAATCTTCTATAAGTAAAGTAGGCATTACATTAATTTGTTTACTAGGAAATAAACCCTGGTAGAATTTAGTATCATGTTCATTATGAGCAAAAATACTATCACATTCAGATAATGTATTATAAAAATTTAATTGATCAATAATTTCATAATCATTAAATAACCATGATGGACCTTCCTGAATATAATGTACTTTATTATTATTTGATTTTAAAATTGGTATTATATCTAATTCTAGAAGTTTGCTAATTGGATTGGATTTATCACTTAATTTTACCCCAACAGCATTTAAAAATACTTCTCCTTTAGGAATTATAATAAAAACATGATCCTGGTTTTTTATATTTTGAAAGTTATGAATACAAGAATGGTTTGCTTCTAAAGCATTCATCCATGCAAATTCTGTTCTCATATTAGGATGAGTTGGAGGAATTTTACCCTCAAAATTCATTTCTGTTAGAAAAGTAATATTCATATTTAAACTCTGTTTGCTCTATTTCTTAATTCAACATACTCTTTTATTTTATCACAAACATAATCTACATCTTTAACAGTCATTCCATGGTGGGCTCCTAATAAAAAACCATTTTTCATTATTGTGTCTGAATTTTCAAAATCCTGTAAGTATTCTCTATAAATTGGGTGACGAGTTACATTACCAGCAAAAGTAACTCTAGTTTGGATGTTTTGATTTTCTAAATATGTTAATAAATCTAATCTATGATTATATTGAAGTGGTATTGCTAACCAATTAGGTTTAATACTATCATTTGGTAATAATATTTCCTCTACATCTTTAAGATTTTCTAAATAACGTTCAATATTAGTTCTTCTAATATGTTCAAATTTTTCAAATTTTTCTAACTGAACTAAACCGAATGCAGCATTCATTTCACTACATTTCATATTATAACCTAATACACTGTATAAAAATTTATGATCATAAGGAATACCATCAACTTCATGATTAAATCTATCATCCATTATTTCAGAATCATCTCCCATTCTTCCCCAATCTCTAAATGATTTTGCTCTTAATAATTGTTTTTCATCATTAAACATTACCATTCCACCTTGTCCACCTGCTGTTATAACATGACTAGCATAAAAACTAGTTGTGGATACATCAGTTTCTTTAGTATAAGTCATAGTATCAGCTGAATCCTCAATTATGTATATGTCTTCCCTTCCTATTCTTTTTAATTCTGATCTTAATAATTTCCAATCAGGTTTGTTACCAATTAAATTAGGTACCATAATTGCTTTAACATCATGAAACATTTCTTCTTCTGGGTCTACAAGAAGTGATATAATATCTTTAATATCAGGAACATAAGTATTTAAATTAACATCACAAAATAAAGGTTTATACCCTAATTGAATAATAGGAGCTAATGTAGTTGAAAAAGTACAAGCAGGTGTAATTACTTTACAATCCTTTGGTAAGTCTAAACATGCTAAAGATAATAAACAGGCTGATGAACCTGAATTTACAAATAAACCATATTTTTTACCAAAATATTTAGCAACTTTTTCTTCAAATTCAATAGATTTAGGTCCAAATCCTGCTAACCAACCATCTCTTAAACATTGTTCTACAGCTTTAATTTCTTCTTCTCCATAAGATTCAAATCTATTAGGAGCATACCATACTTTTTTAGATTGTTTCATAAAAATTATTTTGTCGTTCTTGTCTTTTGATATCTTTTGGGTGATATAAACAATACTCTTCATCCATAGGAAGAGTTGCAAACTTTTTATACCCTACTAATTGCTCATGAACTGGTTTAGTCCAATAAATTCTTCCAGTATCATTTTTATAAATTCTCATTTGATTATCAGGAAAATTGACCCAACCTTGATCATTTACCATCCAACCCCATTTAGTAATATGTTCTTGAGTTAATCCTTCAACAGTATTTATTCTAGGAACCCAATATGCTTCAATTTCAGGATTCATTTCTAATAATTGAGGTAAAGCAGTACACATATGTTCATTAGGATATTCATCAGCATCTATTAAAAATATCCAATCCCCACTACACATTTTATTTAGGTGATTTTTTTGTTTACCAAAATCACTATTTAAAGGGTTTGAATGCCAAGCGAAAGGTGATGTTGTTCCTACACTTTTAGCCCTAAGATACTCTTCTACCATTTCAGAACCATTTTGAGAATCATATAATATTACAATTTCATCTCCTTCACGTTTATGCTTTATTAAAAAATTAACTAGTCTTTGTAATTCTATTAATTCATTGCAAACAGGTATAGCGTAACTTATTTTCATAAAATGATTTTATTCAGGTAATAATCCAATATACGAAAGTGCATCTATATATCCACGTTCTCTATCAAAATCTTTCATGTTTTCCATATCCATTCTATGTTTATAATATTCACCTGGTTTACCTGGGATTGGATATTTTACTTTTTCTACATCTTTAACTTCTATAGCTTTAGCAGCTGTCCATTTCCAATCTGTATTATTACTACCATTTGCAAATACCATACCTAATTCTGGTTGGTTTATAGTATTAGGTACCCAAATAAGTCCTGTTTTTGGGTCTTCCCAAGATAAATCTTTATATAATTCAGGAAGAGTGGATAATTGTTCTTCATAAAAATCTGACCCTGGAGTCATTAAAGTATTAGTCCAAAAACCACACGATAAACTAAAGTAATTAGTTATATCTTCATTAATTTCTATTCTATAACATAAATCCCCTCCACTTTTAGGACAAGTTATTATTTCATCATATTTCATATTTATGCTTTTTTTAGTTTTGGTAATTTTGATGTTTTTGTAATTTTCTTCAAAGGTGGTAAGTTTAAACCTACACTTACTGAAACATTATCTTCAAGTATTGATGATATTTTAGCTTTCATATTTTCAAAAGCAAAATAAGTTCTACTATGATATCCTTGTTGTTTTCCTCTTTCAGACCAAAATTTATATTTATTATAAACTTCTCCATAACTCATATGAATTTGATGTGGGTCACAAGTAAACCAATTAGATTCAGCTAAAAGTATATCTTTTTGTTGTGCCGAAGGGTGAACTGGTGTTAATTTTCCTCCTATTAATAAACTTTTTTCATTATGTAAAAAATCTACTTGTCCTGACCATGCAGAGCATATCACAGGTTTATTTGATAAACTAAATTCTAATAGTGGTCTTCCAAATCCTTCACCTTTAGTATGAGATACCATTGCTTTAACTTTAGGATGATTATATAACTCATTCATTTCTTCATTTGAGAAATTTCCATGAAGTAAATACACATTAGGTAATTTACCACTACATGCTTCTCTAATTGAATTTATTCTATTCATTATTTCTCTTCTATCCATATGAGATGAAGAAACTGCTGATGTTTTGATAATTAATGCTGGTTTTTTCTTTTTGTTTTTAAAAGTTTCATAAAAAGATTTTAATGTTACTCCTATATTTTTTCTATCCTCTCCAAAAGCACCTTGCATCCAATGTCCTACAACTAAAAAAGCAAAATCTTCAGGAATTGAATTAATGTCTTCAAACAATTCTAAATTTTTAATTTCTTTTTCTTTTATAGGTTTGTAAATATCTAAATTAGCACCTTCTAATAATACTTCTATTGGTTTTTCTATTTTAATTTCTCCAACTTTTTGATTAGTTTTTGAATCCATTCTATCAAATTTAGAATTTAAAAATACTTGTTTAGAATGTTCAGATGAAACAACATTTAAATTCATTCTATTCATACCTTCAATCCAAGGGGCAGAACATAACGTTGTTTCAATTCCTGCTGTAAATCCTATATTAAACTTTCCAACAGGTTGAAATTCATTAGGTACTGTAATCTGGGCCCAAATATCAGGTTGTGATTGTAATTGGTTATTAGGTAATATATAGTTTAATAAAAATTCCCATTCAGGATTATCTTCAATAAAACCAAAAGGAGTAGATCCCCACCTTTGTGACATAATTTTTACATCATATTTATCTAATTCAATAATTGATTTAACTAAATCTCTTGATCTTGCTCCATATCCACTATATGTGTCAATTGGGCAGCTTATAACAAATGTATTTTTCATATTAGTATATTAATTTATGTGGTAAAACTCTTTTTTCATGTTCAGTATCTTTTAAAAATGAATATTTTTTTCTTGGTTTCCAAGTTGTAAACAATTTTTCAGTAGCTTCAATTATTTTATTACTCATTTTTTCAGAGGTAAACCCAGCTTCATCTCCTAAGGCCCATTCTTGACCTAATTTTCCAATTCTTTTTCTTTCCTCATTACCCATCTTATATAATTTCATCATTTGTTCAGATGCATCTTTAGCATCAATGTGATCATCATATATGTAAGGAGTTTGAGGTGAACCAACAATACCACTTGTTTTAGGATAAACAGGAAATGCCCATTCTCCATGTTTTTTATATTTTCCGTGGTGGTTTGAAGGAATTTCTGAAGTAAATTCTATCCATTTCCCATTTTCATCTTCAAAACGCATTTGATCTTGCATTCCACCTGTAACAGTAGCAATAAATGGTGTTCCTGTTAACATTGCTTCTGTTAAAGATAACCCCCAACCTTCAGCATTAGATAATTGTACTACACCATCTGCTGTGTTATACAACATATCCATTTCTTGGGTTGATAGTTTATGGTCTAAAATTCTAACATTATTTGTTCCAAAATATTCAATTACAGCTGGTAAATCTGTTCCTGGGTCAAAAACTGCTTCTGTTTTTAATGTTAATAGACATTTTGATCTTTCATTTTCTGGTAATTTATCCATAAATAATTTCCAAGCCATTATAGTATCAGGAATACATTTTCTTCTAATATTTCTAGAATTAAATAATAAATGAAAATTTAAATCTTTTGGTAATTGTAAATTAGTTTTAAATTTATTTAGTTCTTCATTATTATCTTCTATAATACCAAATATTTTATTATTTAATCCATGAGGCACATATTTAAATATTTTATCTTTACCTTTATCCCCTAATACTAATTTATTAATATTAACTGTTTGTTTTGATATTCCTAACAAAACATCACAGGATTCATAATATTCTTTATTGTACATGGGAGCAGGATAATTATCCCAAATATTAAGATAAATAATAGGGATGCTTTTTCTTATTTCATCCTCAGCACTAAATAACCAAGCAAAATATCTTGGATCTGTTATTAACATTATAGCATCTGGATTTTCTCTTTTTATTACTGTCCTTAGTAAATCCATATCCCCATATCCTGCTGCAGGGTATAAAGAAACACTAGCATCTAATACTTCACTTTCCTTTGCTACATCATTATCCATTATAACTTGTTTTCCTTGTTCAGGATGTTCAACAGCTCCTGCTATTTGAGCCCAATTATAACGATGGCATGTATTTAAAATAGTTTCTCTTCCTACCTGGGCAACGCCAGAATGAACTCTAATATCATCAGTAATAAGAAGAATCTTTTTTCTGTCTTTTTTTGGAATATAACCTTCTTTCATTTGTTATTTAATTTTAATTATCAATTTCTAGATTATTGTGATTATGTATTTTTTTTCTAAAATCTTCATCTGTAAGGTATAAATGAATCGCTCTATCAGACAATTTCTGAAATGAGAATTTACGTCTTACACATTCAATTTTAAAGTTTTCAAATAAATTACTTTTTACTTTTACACTTGTAAGTGTCATGATTTTTTTATCAGTCATAGTTTTAATTATTGGTTTATATTTGTCTATACGTATATGCGGATTATAAGTTCTTACCAAGGACATTACATAGTTTGTCATCTTCCTTAAATGCGCAGAAATGACAGTTCCATTTTGATGGTTGTGGAATGTGAAGTGTTTCTTTGTATCCGTTATAGTCAAATGCTTCATTTATAAATTCATTTAATATTTTTGTTGCTTTATTAGTTTTATTTTTACCAGAAGCTGGTGAAAATATTTGTATTGGTTTTTGAGGATATTCTCCTTCTTCATATACTTTTCTTCTAACAATTAGGAACTCAATATCAATACTTTTTTCTGCTAATCCAAACTGTTCTGCAAAATATTTTTTATATAAAATCAATTGGAATTGTTTTTCTTCATCTTTTTTAGCATAACTATTCCAACCCTTAGTACTAGTTTTTATATCAATTATCTGAAATGTGTCTGTTGGTTCGTGGTATAATACAACATCTAAAAAACCATTGTATATAACGTTTTTATACGCGTTATTAGGAACAATAGATATAGGTATTTCACAACCTACTAAAAACCATCCTTTTTTACTAAAATATTTACCTTTATTTTTTTTAAAATATCTTAAAATTTTAACTCCATCTTGATAAAATTCTCTTATTTCTTCTGATCCACTAAAATGTTGATTTTTGTTTTTTTTATATTGAATTAAATATTCTTCCCTTAGTTTTTCTTCTAATAATTCTTCAATATTTTCTCTATCAGCTGCCGCACCACTTTGCTCATACATTACATCTAAATAATGTTGCATAACTTCATGAAAAGCAGTTCCAAATACTGTATGAATACTAGGACTATGTCTTTTATGGCCTTCTTTATACTGAAGAGCCCACTTTTTAGGACAACTTCTAAACATAGATAATTGTGAATAAGAAATATTTTTCTGAAACCCAAAATTAATAGGTTCAGGTTTATGATTTCTTATAATTTTTACAATTGGGGGAATTTTTCTAGCCAAAGCATTATTTTTTCCATTTATTACGTCCTACTAATAAACCAATAATACCATAATTAGCTATATCAATAAAAGTATCTTCCATTCCTTCTCCTTCAACAAATGCTCTACCATTTAATAATAGATTTTTTAATCTACTTATTTTATCTGTTAATCTAATACATAATCCAGTAAGTGAAAATGTTTTATCATTATCGTTATTTAAAATATCTCCACCTAAAGCTATATTATTTAACCCATAATCCATATGTTTAGCCGCAAACATTACATACATTTCATTACTTATCTTTTTAAATTCTTCAGATAATTCTGGGTATTCTTTCTCGAATATTTTTACTATTTGTTCTTTATGAATTTGTTCCATAATACTTTTCTATTGTTTCTAATCTCTCTTCAGCTGATGCTAATAATTTTAAACTTTTTGTAGCGTCTTTAAGAAAATCATCTGAAGTATGGTCTCCTATTCCTACTGCCATCTCAGTTAATAATTCTAATGCCATTAATGCTTTTGCTTTATCTGCTTCTGCTTGAGTTTTTAATGCCTGTATTACTTTATATTGTGCCATTTTATAATTTTTTTATTAATTTTTTAACTTCTTTATCACTTGTGCCTAATTTAATAAGAATTTCCTTAATATCCTCCTTATTTAAAAGATTTACATATTCATTTGCTTCTACAAAACTACATTCAAAATATTTTACCATAGGTTCTAATATTTCTTTTGGGTTTTGTTTTGTTTTTGATTTAATGTATCTCAAAAACATTTTTTTTCTAGGAAGCATTTCACAATAAAAATTGTAAATTCCTTTTTTATCTGTTGGAGAGAATTTTTGTGCTAAATTAGCTATTTCTATATAACCTTGGTACATTGATACAAATCTATGAACCATATAAGCATTAAAACTCTCCCAAGCAATTTCTTCAAAGCTATCTAAACTTGACTTTTTATCAGTTAATTCATTTAGCCATTCAAAAATATTTTTAGGATTTAATAAGGACATCCTTATATTCTTCTCTTAATTCTTTAGGTAAAGAATCTTCTAAAATTTTACCTGTTTCAGAATCATAAAATACTGGAATAGGCATAATTGCATCTGAATCTGTTCCTGTTACAAATTTAGAAACTTTACGTAATAAAGCTCCTTGTTGCCAAATTCTACTTCCACTTTCAGTTTCAATAGATGTTGTGTTTTTTAAATCGATATTTGGTTGTTGTCCGTTTTGCATAATTAATTATTTTAATATTTGGGGTTTAATTGTTTCTATTATTTTTGACATTAAAGCCATACAATTGACTTCTTTATCTATTCTAAAATTTGATTGATATGAATATTCATTCACGTAAAAGGCAATCATACCTTCTTTTCCTGGTGCGTATTCAGATGAGTTATCATATAAAAACCTATATAATCCCTCAAAATCCTTTACATTAGAATCTGCTACTATTTGTCTAATTGTTCTCCAATTAGGTTTTTTTAATTTTAATTCTTCTAATATTTTATTTTGATAATTACTTTCTATTAATACACCACTGTCAAGTTTTAGTACGTTATCTACCGTAGATACCTGTATAGTATTAAGCATTTTACGTACATCAGGGTAATTATTATTAGTAATAGTTTCTAAATCACTTACGCTACATTTGATGTTTTCTTTTTTAGTAACTTTTATTAAATGGTTAATAATTTTTAATTTATCTGGTGGTATTATTTTTAATGTTTGGCATCTTGATTGTAAGGGATCAATTATTCTTTCTAAATAATTACAAGTTAATATAAATCTAGTTGAACGTGAAAATGTTTCAATTACATTTCTTAATGATGCCTGAGCCATTATAGTTAAAAAATCTGCTTCATCTAAAATAACTATTTTTAATGATTTAAAAGACATAGTACTAGCAAACCCTGATACTTTATCTCTAATAGTTTCAATACCTCTTTCATCAGAAGCATTAATATATAATAAATCACAATTAACATTTTTAGCAATTAATTTAGCCAAAGTTGTTTTTCCTGTTCCTGCAGGACCATAAAATAATAAATTTTGGATATCATTTTGTGATATATAACTTTTAATAGTATCTTTAATACTTTTATTTCCTACATAATTATCTATATTAGTAGGTCTATATTTTTCAACTAGTAAGCTATGATTTTTCATAATATGAATATACGTAAGTTATTTTGGGAAAACAAATTATTATGCACCTTGCCTAAATTCTCCATACATACTATATTCTTTAGGTGCTTCAGGAACTATTTCTTCTTCATGAGACATTATAGCATATAATTTACTATCTAAGGGGGCTAATCTAAATTCACAAGCTACACCTGTGTATTTAAAGTGTGCCTCTAAAGCATCAGTTAAAGTATCATGTACTATTTTTTTCTTATCATCTACTAAAATCCACTTGTCTCCAGGTGGTACTCTAGTAGCAATAAGTTTATTATGTTCTGTTGTTTTTATTTCCATATTACATTCCCATCATTGGGTTTACTGGTTCATTATTATCATTATTTTTAGGTTCGTCTACTACTATACATTCTGTAAGTAATACTGTACCTGCTACTGAAGCTGCATTTTCAAGTGCTGTTCTAGTAACTTTAGTGGGATCAATAATACCTTCTTTTTTCATATTAACCGTTTTATCAGTTTTAATATTATACCCATTCCAAGTATTTATTTTTCCTTCTATTAAAGAACGACCTGTCATTTGAGCTTCAACAGGTGCATAACCAGCATTTGTAAGTATTTGTTCAAAGGGTTTACCACATGCCTTATAAACAATATTTGATCCTATACATTTACTACAAGATGGTATTGCTTCTCTTGCATATAGTAAAGCAGCTCCCCCACCAGGTACAATACCTTCTTCAATAGCGGCTTTGGTAGCATGTAAAGCATCATCAACTCTATCTTTCTTTTCATTCATTTCTGTTTCAGTGTAACCACCAACATGAATAATAGAAACTCCTCCAGCCATTTTAGCTAATCTTTCTTGTAATTTTTCAGCTTCAAAAGGTGTAGTTGCTTTATCAATTTGAGTTGTTAGTTGTTCTAACCTTTCTTGAACATCTTTTTCCTCTCCTTTACCATCAATTATAGTTGTTTTATCTTTTCCTATAGTTACTGTACGAGCTTCTCCAAACCATTCCCAAGAAAATTTATCAAGTTTCATTCCTTTATCCTTATCAAATACTTGACCTCCAGTTACAGTAGCAATATCTTCTAATATTAATTTTCTTCTTTCACCAAAATCTGGGGCTTTGACAGCAGCTACTTTAATTGTGCCTCTTGCTTTATTAACAATTAATGTTGCTAAAGCTTCACTATCTACATCTTCAGCTATTATTAATAAAGATTTATTAGTATTAGAAACAGCTTCTAACATTGGTAATAAGTCTTTAACTTTAGAAAGTTTTTGATTTAAAACTAAGATATATGGGTCTTCTAAAGTACAAGTCATTGTGTTGTTATTTGTAACAAAATAATGAGATAAATATCCTCTATCAAACTGCATCCCTTCAACAGTTTCAAGATAAGTATCACCAGTTTTAGATTCTTCAATATGAACTACACCTTCAACACCTACTTTATCCATTGCTGTAGCAATTAATTTACCAACTTCTTCATCATTATTTGCTGATATTGTTGCTATTTGTTCTAATTGGTCTTCTGATGAAATATCTTCTGATATTTTTTCTCTAAGATTTTCTACAGCCTTTTTAACTGCTTTATCTATACCTCTTTTAATTTCAACAGCATTTGCACCATTAGCTAAATGTTGTAAACCATCATTAATCATTTCTCTAGCTAATAAAGTAGAAGTAGTTGTTCCATCTCCTGCTTTGTCTGCTGTTTTAATAGAAGCTTCTCTTACTAAATTAACTCCTAAATTTTCTACAGGATCACTTACTGATATATGTTTAGCAACAGTTACACCATCTTTAGTTGATATAGGTGATTCATGTTGTCTTTCAATAACTACATTTCTACCATTAGGTCCTAATGTTGATACTACAGCATTTGCTAATATATCAATACCTTTTACTAATTTTTTTCTTCCCTCAGGGCCGAATTCTATAATTTTACTCATTGTCTTCTTTTTTTAATTTTGCTAATATTTGATTTTCAGGTCCTACAAAATAATCATCTCCATCATGTTGTAATTTAGTAAATCCTTGTGTAGGTAATACAACAATATCTCCTATTTTTGATTGTGTTTCAATAAATGTTCCTGATATTGTGTGTTGTCCAGGTCCTACTGCTACAACTTCTCCATGTTCATTTTTATCTTTTCCCATATCTGGTACTACGATTGAGCCGTATTTAGCTTCTTCAGCCTCTATTGGTTTTACAATAACGGCATTAAATAGTGCTTCTAATTTCATAATTTAGTAATTTCTGTTAATGTTTGTAATTCTTTTTTAATTTTATTCCATTCAGATAAATATTCTTTAACTGAATTGTATTGTTTATCTCCCCTGTTAAGTTTTGCTTTCATAATAGAATGTAGGGCTTGTCCAAAATCAGAATAATGCCCAATTGGCTTTTCATAATTTTTTCCTTCACTACCTTTTTCTAAATATTTAGCTTGTGGAGTTATTACCTCATATGCTGTGTAGCAATGAGAGTCTTTGCCTATGAAATAAGGCTCTAGTAAATCATCTTTGATTATAGTCATATAACTTAATTTTTATTATTGATGTAATATACAAAAAATTTATAAATAAACCAACCTAAGGGCGTATTTTGGTTAATTTATTTTTAAAACTTTTGGCATAGCTTCTTTTGCAAATGGAATAGTCACAATTAGTAAACCATCATTAAAATTAGCTGTTGCTTTTTTAAGGTCGAACTTAGTTCCTACTTTATATCCTAAATTAAAAGAACGTTTTGCAATTCCTCTATGGATATAATTTCGGGATTTTGGATCAGGGGTTTTTCCCTTATCATAATTAAAGGTGATCATGTCTCCTTCTAACTTAACTTCAATGGCTTCTTTAGGAATGCCAGTACAAGCTAACTCAAAGGTTAAACCTATATCATCTTCAAAAATATTAATTGGGTATTGTTGTTTGGCTTGTGCAGCCGGAACGAATTGGGTGTTTGCTTCGAATAAATTTCGAAATAATAGGTCAAACGGATGGTGTGACCTTTCTAAAAAATGTGTACTCATATCACTTTGTTTTGTGCAGTCTATAAGATCTGCTGATTAATAATTATTTATAAAACTTACGCCCTTGGGTCAATTTATTATACATATGTTGAATCTTCTTTTCTTACCAGATAATATAAAGTTTTTATGTCTTCTGATTGGAATTCTAACTTCATAAATCCATCTTCAGTTAAAGAAAGTTTACCACTTTCTAAATCTTTATTTGCTGATAATATATTTTTAAATGAGTCTGAATTAAATGGTAGTTTTAATTCATTTTTAATTTCTACATTTTCATCAATGATATATTTAATTTTATTTGAAAAGTTATTTAAATCCCCAAAAGCAAACTCAACAACTTTTCCTCTATCAGGATCTTCTTCAGTACTAATTAATACACTATTAATATCAGTTAATGCACTTTTTGCCTTAATAAAATTATTTACAATTTCAGAATTTAATCCTATAATTACATCATATTTATTTGGGAATTCTATTTCACGTTCTTTAGGTACTAATAATGTATCAGCTAATGAATATGTTACATTAAAGGACATATCTTGTATACGTAATTTTGAAAATACTTTATGTTGTTTTTCTAAAGTAAGTAATAGTTCACCATTAGTAACAGATATTAGTTTACTTAGTTGTGATGTATCAAATATTGCTATTTCGCTATCTTCAATAGGAGAGGTATTGCATATTAAATCTCCTGCTATATCTTTAGCTTCAGATACAAAACTAATACTTAATTTACCTTCTTCAGTTAACCATCTAACAGATTGAACTAACCCATTTAAATAATACTTTGAGATTATTGATTGTAATTTTGATTTATTTATCATATTTAAAATTTAAAAAATTTATTTCTGTGAGGATTTAAACTTAATGACCAACCTAAATCATTATAAAATCCTTCTAATTTGTTTAATAAAATACTGTCGAATACTTTTTGTCTATCAGCATATTTCTCAATGAATGTATGAATTTGTTTTGGTATATCATAGTCTAGAAAAGCAATTGCTTCAATTCTATAAGGATTGTTTTTTAAATAAATCCATTTAATTTTTTCTCCTTGTGTTATATAACTATACTTTTTATCTAATTTCCAAAATCTTAATAAATCATTGTAAGCAATAGCTGCTTTAACAGCTGCGGGTGCTCCTTTACCTACTAAAGAAAACATTTCTCCTGCTCTAGCTTTACGTTCAGTAAATTTATTTAATTTTTTTACTGCTTGGGGGTTACCAATTTTTTCTAAAGGTATTTTTCCACTTAATATTTTATTTCTAAATTCTAATAATTGAGCATCTATTTCTGATTTTGGTATTCCTTTAAGTACTTGTTCTAAACAACTTTTAAAAAATTTACCAAATACTGGTGGGAAATTAGCTTTTTTAAATTCTAAACCCTTTACATCCAATGTTTCATTTTCAATACCTTCCTGTTTAGTAATCCATTGTGCATATCTTCTTGTAGCTCTAAAATAAGCTGATCTAATTACACATTCAGTTTTCATCTCTAATCTATGAGAAGAAACATTAAAGCAGTCTTTAGCTAATCTATCATAATCCTCAGTTATAATATCTTGATATTTAAGTGCTTGTTCTTCTAAAACACTATCCCTTTCTTTATCTGACATTTTATCAAAATTAGGGTATAAATATCTTAATAAAGGTTCTGCATTAAAGTAATTAGAATCTGTATCAACATAAGCACAATAATTTGTATCACCTGGATCGCAAATCCACCATGGGGTATCTTCTAAATGTTTCATATTTTACCTTTAATTACTTTGTTCATGTGTCTATTAGCGCATAAAGCACTTTCTTGTATAATACGCTGCCCACTTAATGTAATTGCTTCAGATAACAATACATTACCATATCTAAACGCACCTAAAGCAGTTGCTCCATATAAACTATTTAATAAAATTTTCATAGTATATTGTTTCATGTGATAAGAAGCACCTAACTCTTTATTTCCTGATTTAAATGCTTTTTTCATTTGGTTCTTATATAAAACTCTTTCATCAAACCATTTATTTAAAATTGTAGATAATACAGACTCATGATCTGTTTTAAACATTACTCCATTAGCTGAAATAGCCCATTTATTTTCTTCAATAATTTCAATTAAATCTCCTATAGCTATTTTAGTACGTTTACGTTTAGAATTTTCAATTAATATTTCTTCTTTAGAATCTTTTGCTTTTAAATCATTTAACCCTAAACGATTATTTCTATCATCAGCATCTAAAATTCTTCCTACCATTGTTTCTTTACCAATATTAATTGTCATAATAATTGAAGGATATAGTGAGGTTAAATCTTCATCAAACATATAATTATATAATCCAGCTTGGGGGCAAAACAAATAACCACCAGCATAGGATATTTGATTTCCTTTTGCATCCCGTTTTACATAAGGATTTACATCTTTTGGAGGTGGGATTATTTCTTGACTTAATAAATAAGCTGAAATTGCCCCATCTTGGGTTTTTGTATTTGCGTATACTTCTTGGTAATTATGTTTTCCTTTATGAGCTAAATTATAAGTTAAAGCTAAATAACCTAATTTTTCATCTAATAATTTTAAAATCTCAACATCAACAAAATTATATTTAATAAATTTATTTATGTCAGATTTAAATAAGTCATCAAGATTACCTTCATATTCAACTTTATTTACTCCAACATATTTTTCTCCAATAGCATCTAATCTCATTGATGGTTCATCCGCCCAGCTATATTTTTTATGTAAACACATATAATCTAAAGATTCAACACCTACTATTTGAAGATATTGACCTCCATTTCTTCTATTATTATACCAAGGAGTTGGTCTTACTATCCCAATTGGGGATAAATAATTCATAGCATCTTCAACTCCTATTACATTACACATTCTATAGTATAAATAAGGAATATCAAAATAATCACTATTCCACCCAACAATAACATCAGGATCAATATCCCTAAACATTTCCCCAAAAACTAATAATAACTCTTCTTCTGTTTTACAAGGAATTATTTCTCTACCATTTTTACTTATAGTGTGGTTTAATTGATTTTCTTCATCTAAGATAACAATACCCCATTTAGGTTTTCCTTCTTTTGCCTGTTTATTATACCAAGCAATAGAAGTAATTCTTTTAGGAGCTGATTTAATATATTCAACAGTTAAAGCATCTCCCATTTCACATTCAATATCAAAAAATAATTCTTTATGAGTAGTAGATGGGGTGTCATCAACACCATACTTTTCAATTAAATATTTTTGGTGTGCAGGCATATCATGCCAATGTAAATTTGGTGTATTATTTTGAAAATATTGACTGTCTGTATTATTTGTGTATTTATAGTTTGATATTCGTTTTAAATATTCCCCATTTAAGCCCCTTGCAACATGGTTATCTCTATCACACTCTACATATGCTATATTATCCCAAACATCTAATTCATAACCTTTATCAGTCCAAAGATGTATTAAATGTTGATTTTTCTTTAATTTAAAAGGTAAATTTTTAAATGCTGGACTTTGAGGGTGATATTTACTAAAACTTTCTGCAAATATCTTTTTATACATCAAAAAATTGTTTTAGGTTTGGTCTAAAGTAATTTATTGATTTCATTACTTTTTTATCTCGAGTTCTATAAACAACATAACGGTTCCCTACTCTTTCAAAATGACAATTTTCTTTTTGTTCAGCTGCTCTAACATTAACTGTTTCGATTGCTTCCTGTGGGGTGTTACAAGATTTAGACATATTTGATGCTTGAACTTCTTGATATGCTTTCCAAATATGACCTTTTAAACCATGTAACATAGTACCATTACCTAATGAAACATAAGCAATATCACATAATGCATCTAAAACCTCTACAATATCACCTTTTTCACAAGCTTCTTTATATTCAGCTAATTCTTCCTGGATAAAATCGTAAACAAACATCCATTCTTTTTTTTCAGGAATTGTTGGTTCATAATTATTTGGTTTACCAAATGTTTCATTGAATTCTTCTACCTCATTTACAAAAGGTACATTCCAATATTTATTTCCTAATTTTTCTTTTTTTTCACTCATAACTTTTTTATTTAAATTTGATGTCCTCCATTATTAATTTTTAAACTGTCAAAAAACTCTTTTCTTGCTAAATTAGTGTTTTGTCTAAATACACCTGATGCTTTAGTTGTTACCATACCAGCTCCTTGATGTTTTACTCCTCTACAACTTACACAATTATGTCCTGCAACTATAGTTACTATGACACCTCTATTACCTTCAGTAATTTGATGCACAGCATTATGAATAGCTGATGTTAATTGTTCTTGTATTGCACCTCTTCTACCAAATAATTCAACTATTCTATTTAATTTAGATAACCCAACTACTTGACCATCTTCCCCAGCTATATAACCTATATGAACTACACCACTAATTGTTTGATGATGATGAGAACACATTGATGTTAATGGAATATTTCTCTCAATTACAATTCCATCATAACCATCAGAAGGAAATGATGTAATAGGAGACATTGGAGTATATCTACCTGCCCATAAATCATTTACATATGCTTTAGCAACCCTTCTTGGGGTATCAGATGAATTTGGATCATTTTTCCAATCACAATCTAATGCATCTAAAAACTCTCCATATGCTTTAGTAGCTTTTTCTATCATTTTTTCCTTTTGTTTATCACTTAAAGGGAAATTAGTTGCAACTCCATTTGCAAAACCTTTTTGTACAACTTCTAACTTTTCATGAATTTTAGCGTTTTTATTTTTTGCCATTTTTATTTATTTTACGTTAATATACGAAAACTTTATTAGAAAACCAAACTATTTTAGGTAATCTTGTATAGTTTCACTATCATCTCTCTCCCAAGGATAAATTATCCATTCATCTCCCTCATGTTCAAAGGCATATATGTTAGGTTCCAAACATGCCGTATGAGGTTTATAATGTAAGACAGCAGTAGTATAATCCTTCCAATTATCAAGAGTTACTCCACTATCACATATATCATCTACTATTAAACATTCATCAGGTTCATAATGTTTAGGAATATCTATATATTCTAAATCTAAAATATGTGATATTAAAACAGCAGGAATTAATCCTCCTCTTTTTAAACCATGAACATATTTAATTTCTGGGTAGTTGAGTTTAATTTGATAACATAGCTTATCAACTAATTCTTCAACTTCATTCCATCCAACATAAATTTTATTATCCATATTATCTTTTTCCACCAAAATATTCTGTAGCATGACCTTCAGTTATTAATTGTTTATTTATATTTTTATCTTCTACTAATAAAGTACCTAAACATCTTCCATACTTTCCAACCCCATGGGATTGAAGAATAAAATCCCCATCACCTAATAGTTCTATAAGTCTAGCTTTAGCAGCTAATCCTAATTTTTTTTCTTCTAAATCTCTAGTTCTTGATTCAGGAGCATTCATGCCCATCATTCTAATCCTTACTTTTTTCCAAGTATCAAATCCTAAATCTACAAGAGCATCAACAGTATCACCATCAACTACTCTATCTAATTTTGCGTTATATTTATACATTTTTTATATATTCTTTAAGTTTATCTATTAATAATAATACTTCATCTGGTTCCATAGTTACAGAGCAACATATGTTAACATTTTCTTCTATTTCCTCTAATATCTCAAGTGCTTCTTCTTTAGACACAACGTTCAGTATTAAAAGCTATAATATGAGATCTACCTGTAAATCTCCAACCTCTATCTCTTACAAAATTCATTACCTCAGGATATGATTCCATTAAACTTTCTCTAGTATCACCTGCGGGCATTGCCCAAACTTTATCATCTGGTATATTACATTCATTTAAAAATTCTTCTACTTCTTCTACCATAGATAAATTTTTATCTAATACTGGTTTGATATGATAATCAGAATGATACTCAATAGATTTATTTATTGCCTCATAATTTAATCTTAATCTATTATGGGTTTTAATCATCCTTTCATCAACATCTTTTCCTTGAGGTGTTATTGCACCTAACTTTGGAATAGAATTACTAAATTTAGGACTAATAGATAATAAATTAATAGGATAATCTGTAGGGAGAAAATGAGAACCTTCTGTTTCAATAGTAATAAAAATATCTCTTTTATGAGCAAAGTGAGTTAATTCATTTACTAATTTAGGATGCATTGTTGGTGATCCCCCAGTTAACATCATTTCTTTTATATGTGGATGTTGATCATACATATCTATTATATCTTGAAATGAATATGTTCCTTTTTCAGGGTGAATACTTGTATACCATGAGTCACACCATCCTCCCTCACCAAAATAACATCTATGAGTGCAGCCTGTTGTTCTAACTACTATTGTTGGATATCCTTGTCTTGATCCTTCAGATTGTACTGCTGTATATACTTCTAATACTGGGATAATTTTATTATAATCTTCTATCCTTTTTAATTGTTTGTGCATGTGTTAATTTTTTAAAGTGGTTTTTCATTCACTGTTATACCTTTATTCAATGTAATATGCTGCATTTTTACCGTGTTCCATAAACTTAATTTTAGTAACCCTAACTCTATTATTAGTTTCAGTTTTAACAAAATTATTAAGCTTACTATAAATATATTCAGCAAATTTTTCTGCGCCAGTAGCTTCTACTTCTCTTAACTGAATAACTCCAGCTTGATCTAGTGCTTTAAATGAAACAATTCGTGGATCGTCTTTTGCTACAATTACAGTATGATCAAACATATAATCCATCCAAGCTTTTGGTTGCATTCCATCAATAAGAGTATTAGCTCTTTTCATTCCACCAAAATCCCAAACCCAATTACGATTATCTAAATCCCCTTCAAATGTTGCTTTAAAAGAAATACCATACCCATGTAAAAATCGACAATGGGTTTCAACAGCTTTCCATTGTCTAAAACAACAACTAAAACCATCAAATACTTTTGTAGATTGATACCTAGGCATTAAACCAAACTAAAATATCATTTATACTCATACCACCCCCATTTGTTCTTTTAAGTTCAGTTCCTTGCCTATCAGAAATAATTAATGTAGGTACACTTTTAACATTATATTGCTCTGTTGCTATAGCATCATAATCTGTGTTGATTTTTTTAACAGGTATCTTGTATTGTTTTGTTAATTGTTCCATAACAGGTCCTAATAACCTACAAGGTTCACACCAAGGTGCTGTAAAATATATAATTCCTTTATCCATTTTATTTTTATTTATTTAATTTATACTAATTCTTCTATTATACCTACAGCTTCAGATACTATTAATAACGTTACTGCAACACTAATGTTAAAAGGAATAAAAATATAACCTAATATTCTTATACCAGACTTAACAAAACTGATTTTTTGATGCCATTCAGCATCAGGTAATTGTTTATTGTTTTTTAAAGCCATTTGACTTACTAATTTATTTACTTCTTTTTCTAATTTTTTATCCATAATTTTCTAATAATTGTTTAACATGATTTTCTGCTACTTTATAATCTACAGGACCTGTTTCATCAGCATAACTCGTAGGATCAGGTCTTCCTAGTTTTATAAATGCTTCTATTCTTTCTACAGATGATGCAGATTTATAATCTGAATACCATTTGTAAGCGTTAGTTTCTGGTCTATGATAATGTTTAATTGGTTTATAAGATGTGTGAGTTCTTTTATAAACTTCATCAAAATCTAAATCTAATATTTTACATGAAGATTGACCATCTAATAATATATCATATTTATCCCCATCTATAAAAGGTGTATAATACTTTACTTTATCAGCTTCCCAATTTCCTTGTTTAAAAGCTTCATAATCAGCATCTCTAAATTCTTGTCTACAATCCGGGTAAATAGCATGATCACCTGCATGAATACCCATCGCAATATCTACATCACAATTTTTTTCATTTGCAATTGATAATGCTACTGCTTGAATAATTGATGAAAACATTTTATTTCTATTAGGTACAACAGTATCTTTCATATTATCTTCTTCATAATGTCCTTCTGGGACATCTTCTCCACCTTCAACTAAATTTGAATTTAATAAATCAACTAAACCATCTAGTTTTATTATTTGAAATTTTACTGTTTGATTATTTATATTTAAATAATTAACTAATTCTTGGGCTCGTTTTAATTCTATTTTATGTTTTTGACCATAATCAAAAGCAACTGCTGTTACATCATAATCATGAGCTAATAGATGGAGTAAAACTGTACTTGAATCCATCCCACCTGATAGTGATAATACTGCTTGTTTTTTATTTATTGACATTCTTTAAATTTTTTAAATTGTGTTAAATTGTGATTAATATTATATAATGTTTCTTGGCTTAGGGGTATTAATCCTAATTTATCAATCTTAGTTGATGATTTAGTATATAGCCCATTAGAACTATATTTAACTCCTTCTAAACCATGTATAATAGGATTAGAAGTATCTATTGATTCAATAAAAGGAAAATCATTATAATAAGCAAATTCTTGAGGTAAAGCACATCCTAATAAATGTACTCTATCACTTTTTTCTATTAAATTACTTTTATACATCTTAGATATAGTCATTATACGACCTATCATTTTACCAACTAATGGGTTAGGATGAGGAAATTCTTCAGCATACCAATCTGCACCATAACTAAATGCTATTTTTTTATAACCTTGTATTTTTAATATATTATAACA